ACGCAACGCAAAAAAACAGACCCTCTCTCACACACGCAAAAATAAAAAAGCAAACGGCAACACGCAAAGGATATGCTGTCCTTATACACAGAAAAAACCGCTTATAACCTATATACTACGCCTTTTGTGGACTTTTTGGCGTGGCGTATGGGGGAAACTTGCCGTCCAGTGTAATACGATACCCCCTCAGAATTTTCTATGAAATATTCGCCATGCGTTCTGCCATTCGATTAGCACGATTAGGCGTTTGTTTAGCCCATCTGCTATCTAGCATCTCCACACTGGCTGTCTTATAGTCCCCATCTTGTAATGCTTTAAGCATACCCTTAAACTTAGATACCCCATAAGCACCCATTTGGTACACCATCTCAACCACAATGTTCCTTGCACTGTCGTTAATATCAGGACATAACATAAGTAAATCATCAGCACCAGTTACAGCTCTAGCAAAGTCTCTTTCAAATAAGACTAACCACCCTGCGTGGTCTGTAGGTGCTACTTCACCATCTAACATCTTGTGTCCATAGCCACCTGTAAGATGACCTTCAGTACACTTGTAAACTTGTAATTTATAGCCTTCTTCTTTTTTAACGGCTTCTTTTGTTTGGTTTATATCCATCTGTCTTTACTCTGTGTCCTTCCGATATTGTTTTCCATAAATCTTTCTAATTCTTGGTCTAACAATTCTTCTTTGTGTTGATTATAAGATAATGTTTGGTCTCTATCTATTCTGTCTACCCAATACTTAGCCGCCATAGCTAAAGCATCAATAGCATCATCATGTCTTAACGAACCTTTGTCTCTAGTCAGTCTTGTCATTTGTCTAAACAACTGATGGTCAGGTTCATTCTTAAAATCTTCGTGTATCAGTAAGTCATCTACCACTAACCTGTGTGAGTTCATCAAAGGCTCTAGTGTATCTATAATACGTTTTTCTTTTTGTGTATTATGTCTAACTTCTTCTATCTCACATGGGTGTATCTTTGCCATGACAGGTTTTAACAACTGAGTTGCCATACCATCACCAAAGTTACTTTCAATGACCACATAGTTTACATCATGTTTCTTTGCGATATTAGATAGTCTTGCCATAGTAGTTTCTGAATACCCACCTTCTAGTGAGCCTACAGAGGTCAGATAAAGCACTCCATGAAGCATTTTAAGCACCGCATACGCTGTTTTGTCTTCTCCACGACCACTAGGGTCAATAGACATAACTGTGCCTTCAAATGCTGTAAATTCTTCACTCATCATCATAGGAGCTACAAAGTAATCACCTTTAAGTCCCACATTGGGAATATCAGGGTCTATAGCTTTCATTTGCTCTGGTGATGATGCCCATTGTATCTTTGCAGGTGCATCTTTCCATGTAGAGCAACCTGAAGCTACAATTAAATCGTTTAACTTTAGAGGGTATCTATTTGCATCAGACAAACTTGTGTCCAACATAAATTGTAAGTTAAAACCAGAACGACCATAAGATGATAGTCTTTCCATAAGGTCTACCGCATCAAACCTTTTGGGGTCTGTGGGGTCTCCTTCTGTACCTTGAATAATGTCTGCAAGTTTGTGACCATAGCTAATCTTTTGTGTAGCATTAGGTACTAACGCAGTCCAAATTTTTGTCTTAAATCCTCTTTCTTCTAATGAGTTGTATAATGACATCTCATTTTGAGGAGTTCCTAAAAATATAATTCTACCAGTGTTAGGTTTAATAATTGCATCAAACTCTTTGACTGTCTCTGACAATCTATCTCTCATTAACTGCGTTTGGGAGTTATTAGCACTCTCAACGTCATCAGCAATGATAATGTCTGCTCTACTACCTGTTAACTGCCCTGTGATACCCATAGATTTAACTGATGGTGCATGACTGGCTGTAGCAGGTGCTACATCAAATGATACCTTAGAATGTCTTTGATTATCTCTAGGTATTAAGTGTTGTAATAGTGGCATCTCTCCAATTAACCTTTGTGTAAAGGTACTGAAGTCATCTGCTCTAGTTTTACTAGCAGATACTACCAAAATATTTTTTTGTGGATTAAGAAGTAATTGATGACAGACAAAAGCAGAGGTAATCCAAGATTTACCTACGCCTCTAAATGCTTGTATTACAAGTCTCTTTTCGTTTGACTGTAAGTAATCTGCAATATCGAATTGTATCGGTGTTGGGTCTGGCAGGTTTAAATGCTTCCAACATAAATACAAAAAATTTTTAAAATTCTTTAATCGTTTATCCATCATCAAATGGTACTTCGTCTAAAATATTATCTTCTTTTTTAGATAAAGGTTCTTTACTGTATGTTTTACAAACTTCTAAACATACTTTCATTTCTGAAGCTGTTAAATCTTCTCCTGATTTTAATTTCTTATAAGCATGGTTTACCAATAGTTGTGGTAACTCTTTTAAGACTGTCTCTAAATTACTGGGGTCTTCCTTGTCGGTTGTATTTTTTATGGTCTCGTTTTTCATCTTTGTTTAACCTTTTTTTATGTGTTCTAACTCTTTTCTTTGGTTTTTCTCTAACCTCAAAATCTTTAAATTTTTTAGCCACAATTAATTACTAGTTAACCTGTCCATGTGGTTATAAATTCTGCCAATTTGTTTATCTATTGACATGATTTCTTCTGTAAGCATTCCTAGATGAACTTGAAGTTCTACAATAGTCATCAATACATAAGTAGATAATCCTAGAAGGATTGTACCAAGTAAACCTATTAACATTGTATTGTGTTGTCGTTTCATTTCTTTTTTTTCTTTTTAGAGTTGCAATTAGGAAAGTCGAAAGTGTAGACATCATCTACAATCTTATCTAAAAATTTCATACGTCCATCTATCCAACCAAAGAATGAATAGATAAACTTGTCCATTATTTCTTTTTAAGTTTATTCATTGTAGTGACACCAAATGATGCTCCTACGATTGTTAAAATAATGTACCAAAACATAGGGTCAGCATTTTGTAATATTGCCCAACCACGTTCCATTGTGTCTTGAAAGTATGGCACGAAATGAAGTCCCATTAAAATTGTGAAAAACAAACATAACCATTCGTCTTTCCACGAGTGTTCTTGTTGTTTAATCTGTTCTATTGAGATTTGTGAAGCCGCATCTAATTCTTTTTCTCTTACAATTTTATCTTTTTGTAATTTGTGGGAAATAGCTCCGAATGTTTTTTCTGCTATGATTTTAGTAAGAGGATTTTTTAATAATGCTAACCACATCTTACATTGCCCAAAGGATAACTGACCATATTACAAACAATGTAAAAAGTTTTTTATTTGTATTACCCCAGTATATTACTGCTTTGTCTTTCCAAGTTTTTGGTGTGTAACCATATATTATCATGTTGTCTCCTTTTTGATTTCGTTACAAAAATATGTAACGTATAATTTTTCTTCGTTCATTTTTGTTTCGTATTTTTCTGTAAATGTAGTAGTTATTTTTGCACCACCATTTACACACTCAGTCCAACTGTTGTATTCTTTTGGTACAGTTGCGGTGTTATTGCAAAATCCAGTAATTGCAGAGCAAATACTAAACGCTAGTATAAATTTCATTCAATGATGTATTTGTAATTATTTAAAGTTGAAATAACCTAGTATTCCAACAACTATTGTCCCAATAGCTAAGATAACTCTAAGTCCACCCTTACCCATAGAAACATCTTGTCTTAACGACTTAATTTCTTTTTTCATTTCTTCTATGCTTTTTAGAATGTTATTCATTCGTTCAGCACAAAGTTTCTCATGTGACGAAAGTCTTATTCCAGTAGTTTCTACTGAATACTGTTTGAGTGTTGCTTTTTTTATAGGCATTAGTCAGTAACTAAATCCCAACTTAGTGTTCCTTCATTCCAATCGTGGTAAGTACCATCAGTTGTTGTAGGTTTTGCTGTTGGTGGTTGCCAATTATCATTTACATCTAATGTCCATGATGCAAATGGTTTTGGTGAAATAAATTTATCTTTTGTTTTATCAAAAGTATCACCTACACTAGCAAACTTTTTTCTAAAATTACCATTGTAAGATGTTTGTATCCATAAAAATTCATCACCAATTTTACCTGAATTTA